AGCCTATCGCCCACTTCACCATAGACGGCAACGGGCAGGCCATCTCTACCACAACCCCGTGGAACGAGAAAGTCATCCCTTACGCTTGCACGATCACAGCGTGGTATTTAGACGGCGACTCATCGGGCAATATCAAGATTGATGTTCAGACTTCTACAGTAGCACCTTACACTTCTTATTCTTCTATCGCCTCAACTGATAAGCCTCTCTTAAACAGCCAGCAAGCTAATAGCAATACGACATTATCGGCGTGGACAACGACAGTTGCCGCTGGAACTCGAATAAGAGTCTTGATTGACGGGACAGTTACGCCGACGGTCAAAAAAGTTGTTTTGACTTTAAAAGGCATGAGGTCTTGATGATTAAAAAACTTCTTTTATCTTTATCTTTTCTCTTTCTCTTTTCCCTCAATGCGTGGGCGACGACTTATACTCTTAAAGCAAGTGGCGGGGATTATTCAACAATTACACAGGTCAATGCCGCCTCTTTTTCTCCAGACGATATTCTCGTTATTGATAATGGATATAGTCCGTTAGGACAATTAACAAATTCAAACTCAGGAACAGTTAACCATCCGATAACTTATAAAGCCATCGGGAATTATAATTTACCTATCATTACGGGATGCAGTATTACTGGGGCTTCTTATATTACTTACAACAACATTAAATTTCTTGGGACTTCTTCAATACAACCATTGGACGTTTTGGGGTGTGATAATTTGATCTTTGACGGGATAGAAGTTGACGGTCAAGGAATTATGGATACGATCCTTTGGCAACAGACACGGTTCACTTTAAACGGCACTACGCCTTGCCATGACATTACTATCAGAAACTCCACTATACATAGTGGGGGCAATTACATAACTACATTAAATGGCGGAGGAATATCAATCAGGGAAGGTTCTTATAACTTTCTTGTAGAAAATAATACCGTCTATGATGAAGTTGAACACGGGATGCAATGTTATTCTAACAATGGTTCTTATCCTGTTCATGATATAGTTTTTAGGGGAAACACTATTTATATGAACTCTGGGTATACGACGGACATGAGGGGTATAAACGCGGGGTTCACAAGTTATAATATTACCATTGAACGCAACTACATTAAAAACTGCCCCACTTTCCTGATCGGTTCTGACGCCAATACCCATGACGTTACAATCAAGAATAACAAACTTCAATGGGATTGGGAAACTCCCGAATGGTTTGGCATATATGTGCTTTCTCTTTCAGGTGGAAACAATATAAACACAAAAATCTATAACAATACTATCATTGACAACTCTACTGGAGCGACAGGGCATGGTGTCTTATTCTTGACGAAAGACGGCACGACAAGTTCAGGCCATGAAATAAAAAACAATATTTTTTATACCCGCAGTAGTAATTTTCAATTTATCACCGAGTGGAGTGAAACTACGAGAGTATCTTTCACTTCCGATTACAATTGTTTTTATCAGGTGGGAGATTGGGTTCCTGGAGTTATCGGGACTTGGTATATTGACAATAATGGGGCTACTAACCTTTATGCCACCCTTGCCGAATGGAGAGCGGCCTCCGGTAAAGACGCAAACTCCATAGATACCAACCCTAAATTTGTATCGTCAACTGATTTTTCTTTGCAAACAAGCAGCCCTTGTAAAGATACGGGGGAAACAATAGCGGCAGTAGCAAATGATTACTTGGGTAGATCACGCCCTCAAGGTTCGGCGTATGACATTGGGGCTTATGAATATGTTTCACCAGGACATTACCTAATGATTAAAAAATGAAAAAGATACTTTTAACCTTATTTTTATTTTTCTTATTATCATTCAACGTATTCGGGGCGTCTATCTCAACCCTCACCGATGATTTCAACGACAACTCCATAAATACAGCCAAATGGAGTAATAGTGGCGGCGCACAGATAGCAGAAACAAATCAAGAACTTGAATTAACTACCACTACCAGCGGTGGAGAATATTATATGTTTAGCTATGCTTATTTTGATTTGACAGGTTCTCAGGCAAGCATAAAAGTAGTGGACGCAGGCAATCAGGTATTAGCAAGTTACGCTTTCATTCCCGTTGGTGTTTGGGCAAGTGGAACGAACAAACTTCTTTGGAACATAACGGGCGGTAATATACAGACTATTACCGGTGCTACGGTCAATACTACGGATACCTATGTTGCCGCTACTTTCAGATATTTAAGAATTAGGGAAGCAGCTGGGACGGTCTATTTTGATTATTCTGCTGACGGGTTGACATGGACTAATAAATTTTCTTTAGCCACTCCTGCTTGGACAACAAACTTTTTGGTTCTTTTTGACATAATTTCAACAGCAGAAGCGTCTGCTACCACAGCAAAGATAGATAATTTTAACATATTGCCAAGTGCTTCGACAGGAGCTTTTTCAGCTTCATTTGACATTGACGATGAACTATTCAATGGAGGTATTAACCAATGAGAAAGATAAAACAGAACCTCGTAGCCTTTGTTTTGGCAAGTAGTCTTTTGTGGATAGCGGGGAATGTGATCGGAGTCAAGCCTTCTATCCAGAATTTCACTAATACAACCATAGCACATTTAAATGAGTTTTTTTTAGAGCCTGCTTTAGCCTTGCAGATTAAGACTAATCAGACGGCGGCAGTCATGAATATATTTTTGCATAATCTTTCTAACTGGACGCAGGGAGTAACAGGGGCGACCAATGCCAGCGTGGCTGTCTACTATAAAAATAATGGTAAAGGTTCCCTGCCGATGACGGGGTGCAATCTTGTCGAAACAGACGCAACGCATATGCCTGGGCTCTATAATCTTACCCCGACAGCCAATGTAACGAACATCACAGGAGAACTTGTTGTTTACGCTAATAATTCTACCGTATTCGGTATGCGGACTTACGACCTTGTTGATAACCTGACAAGCGATACGACGGTTACGGGCGTCAAAGTTGTTACATTAGGCATTGTGTCACCACAGGCCTTCAATATGACAGGAAACATCACCGGCGGTATTTCAAATGTGACTCAGGTTCTTGCAAACGGGATTTTATCTCCGCAGGTATTTAATAGAACAGGTAACACCACAGGCTTTATTTCAAACGTAACGAACATCCTCGCTTCAAGTATTGCTTCTCCACAGGCGTTTAACCTCACGGGTAATTTGACAGGTTCCGTAAGCAATGTGACAGGAAATATCGCCGGTTCAGTCGCTTCCGTTGTCGGCAATGTAGGCGGCAATGTTACAGGAAACGTGACAGGAAATGTCTCTGGGAACGTCATCGGAAACATTGGAGGCAATGTCAATGGAACAGTTGCCAGCGTCGTAGGAAATGTTTCAGGAGTTACAGGGAATTGTTCCGGCGTTACAGGTAATGTAAGCGGTGTTACGGGCAATGTATCAGGGGTAACTGGGAATGTTTCCGCAGTAACCAATGGACTTGGTTCTACCGTTACTCTTGCTGGAACTCAGGCTTTTAACAATACGGGTAATTTATTGGGGAATGTAACCAATGTTACGAACAATGTTTCTGTCACTAATTCAGATGTCTTAACCTCAAGCCGAAGCAATGTTTCTCTTAGCAATTTAGCTTCTGCCGCTGATGTGAGGGCAGAGATGGATGCAAATTCTACAAAGCTAACAGATATTAAAAATCAAACAGATAAGATCAAATTCGACACTTCAAACAATACCGTAGCATCGTTAAATCAAACGACAATAACTTAGAGTAGGAAGTAATATGGATTTTGTATCAATATCAAGAGAATTCGGTCTTAATGGTTTGTATCAGATAGGCGTAATTTCTTTATTGTTTTTTATTATTAAATGGGTTTTATCTTTTACTAAAGAACAGAAAAAGAGCCACGATGAAGAAAGAAGGGTTTGGCACGATTTAGATATAGCTAAACTTAAAGTTTTAGATAGCATCGTTGAGAGCTTAAAACATCAAGATGAAAAAGCTGATGAGAGAGGAAAATATATCCGAGAGGAACATAGGGATTTTGAACAGAGACAACGAGAGCATACAAAACAATTAGGCGAAGTTTGCATAGCTATCGGAAGGATCAACAGATATAAAACATGAGTGTAGATTATTGCTACAATCAAATCTGTAAAAAATGCCGAGTACATACTGAGATGAGAATAGAAAAGGTAGATGATTTTCTAAAACTCACTTGTATGATATGCGGAAATATTATGACAAGAGATAAAGAAAAGAAAAATAAAATAGCCGAAAGGCTGGACTGGGATTGAGGTGCTAAATGATCCGAACTGAATTGATTTCAAATTTTAGGGCTGAGTGTCCAGAAATAGACATCAATGTTATTTCAGACGCTATCCTCCAGAACTGGCTCTTTACCGGAGATAAGGAAATTTGTGCGGCGACAAGGTGTATCGTTGGAGAGACTACTTTTAACACAGTTATCAATGATACTAAATGGGATTTGACAGCTAAGATACCTAATTTTTACGACATCAACGAATGGCCTGGCGGCGGAGTTAATCTTGACGGAGATAGGCTTACTAAAACTACCAAAGCAGAGCTTGATGATATAGACGAATATTGGCGGCAGAACGGGGCAGGAAACCCTGAATTTTATTTTAGATACGGAAAATATATCTATACAGAGATGCCTGTTGATTCTGTTTATGTAATGATCGTTGACGCAGTTTTAGTTTCTGATGATTATAACGCTGATGTCATGCCATTCAACCAGCTTCCTTATTTAGTTCCTTTCCATTGGTCTTTAGTCTTATATTTAATCAAGAAAGCAAAAGCTAAAGTAGGAAAACCAGAAGATGCGGCAATAGCAGAAAAGGAATTTACCAATTTTATTGCTTGGATGAAAAAAGAAGTTCAGGGTGGGATGTCTAGTAAAGTTTTGTATCGACAGCCCAACGGTCAAATTGTTACACCACGTTACCGTAGATAATTTTATGATAAAAAAAATATTATTCTCTTTAGTTTTGGTTTTAGGATTATCAATCAATTTATATGCTCAAAATTCTAATGAGCAAAAAGGGTTAGTCTATAAAATTTCAGACTTTAGCGGAGGATTAAATTCCAAAATATCTTCACTCAATACTCCTCCCAATCAAGCCACAATTTGTGAAAATGCGAGATTCGATTCAGAATTGCAATCTCTTACAAAACGATCTCCCATAACTCTCTATGGCGGTTCAAGCGACTCTGATTTCGTTACAGGGCTTCATAGGTTTTATGGAACGAATGGAACGCAGACTTTAATACGGACTCTTGGTTCAAGCGTAAGTATAGGAAATGATTCTACTGGTTCATTTACTTCTATCTTAACTCTTTCAGTTCCTAATCATTATTTCCAATGGAAAAATTGGCATAATTTAGCGATAGGAACAGACGGATATAATAACCCGATAAAATATGACGGCTCATCGGCGAGTGCGACTTATTTAGGGACTTGTCTTGCTTTAGATAGCGGTTCAGGGACAGGCCCGAACGGAACATATACTTACAAAATCTCTTTCTATACTACCGGAGAAGAAGTAAGTTTAGGGACAGCTTCAAATACTATTGTTGTAACTAACCACGCCATTTCTTTAAGTCTCATTCCTATCGGGCCGGATTCTTTTGACGGCTCTCCTGTTTTAGGAAGAAAAGTTTATCGGATATTAAACGGAGGCTCGACTTATAAACTTGTAACGACTATCTCTGATAATTTTACGACGACTTACACCGACTCCGTAAGCGACGCAACTTTGACTAACAATGCTTCACTTAGTCCGACTTATACCTATGCTCCGCCAAAAGGAAGATTTATTGAAGTCAACGCTAATAGGATTTGGTTAGCTAATAATCCTAATTACCCTTCAAGAATTTATTACAGCGATTCAGCGAGCCATGATTATTTTGATCCTTTGGCTTATTTTGACATTCGTCCTGCTGACGGGGACGAGATAACTTTCTTTAAAAATCAGTTAGGGATAGCGACGATAGGAAAGACGAATACTATTGAGAAGATTTACACCGAGGGAACTGACCCTTTTGTAGATTGGTCTATATCCGACCCTTTCAGTTTTAAAGGTTGTAGAGCTTCTTATACAGCTTGTAATTCTCCTTTAGGGATTATCTATCTTTCGAATGACGGGATTTACGCTTTTGACGGACAATCTTCTCATTTAATCTCTGACGCAGTAAGACCTGTCATAGACGACATCTCTCCTTCTAATTTCCCCACTTGTTACGGGGCTTTTCATAAGAGTATTTATTACTTAACTTA